CATGCTGGACGAGCCTCTGAATCTGGACATGATCCTGCCCGGCCAGTACAAGGGCCTGATCATCGCTGACAGGTGGAGCGGCGTCTATCCGGACAGCGGTCTGGTGCAGGACATGGGCGACCCTGACTTCGGAACACCTGAATACTACACCTTCTCCATGTCGGAGACGGATTTGGCCTCCGGCGTGCGCGTGCATCACAGCCGGGTCATCCGCTTCATGGGCCGCGACCTCCCCTACATCGAGCGCACCGCGGAGAACTACTGGGGCATGTCCGAGCTGGAGCACGTCTACACGGAGCTCAACAAGCGGAACACCACCAGCGAGAATATCGCGCAGCTCATCTTCCAGGCAAACATCCGTACCTACAAGATGGCTGACCTCGGCCAGATGTTGGCGGCGACGCAGCCGGAGATTCAGAAGCGGCTCTACCAAGTTATGGCCATGCAGAACTTCCTGCTGTCCAACATGGGCATGAACGTGATGGACAAGGAGGACGCGTTGGAAACCCACCAGTACACGTTCTCCGGCCTCAACGACATCTATGAGTCGTTCATGCTGGACATCTCCGGCGCTTCGGAGATTCCCGTCACGCGGCTGTTCGGTCGCTCTCCCGCCGGTCTCAACGCCACGGGCGAGAGTGACCTGACCAATTACTATGACAAGATCAAGCAGGATCAGGAGAGCAAGCTTCGGCCAGTGCTGGAAAAGCTGTTGCCGATCGTGTGCGTGAGCCTATGGAATCTGGTGCCTGATGATCTGGACTTCGACTTCAATCCCGTGCGCGACACCTCCGAGAAGGAACGCGCCGATCTCATTCAGCAGGGCAGCGCGGCCATCGTGTCCGTGTTCCAGAGCGGCCTGATCTCCCAGAAGACGGCCTTGAAGGAGCTGCGGCAGAGCGGAGCGACCTACGGCATGTGGTCGAATATCACGGATGAGGACATCAATAATGCGGACGATCAGACCGACGCCCAGTTCGATGAAATGGGCATGGGCCTGACGCCGCCGGGTCCCGACCAGGGAGGTGAAGCCGATGAACAAGCTGGACAGGCTGTTCCTGCGGATAGCCAGGACGAGCCGCTGGAAGATGCAGCAGACGGCGCTGGATGGGCGGTCTGACGAGCGGCGCGTTGCGCGACTCGCGCTTCGGCTGAGTGATTCGGCGAATGATGAGGATGAGTGGAAAACCGTCAATGGTACGCATATCAAGGTGGGAGAAGGCGGCGAACCGAGGTCCGGCCCTCATGCGTTGAAAAAAGCCTTGAATGAAAAACGTGAAGAGACCATTGAGAAGACGGCATCCAGTCAAAAATCATCGGAAAAATCCACGGAAAGCTTGCAAAATGTTGCGAAATCGTGTACAATAAAGGCCAGTGATGGGGTTCAAATTAAAGGCTATTCCTCTCACGCTCTTGATCGACTTTCGGAACGTGGAGTGAGTGAATCTCAGGCAGAGGATGCTATTACGAAGCCGCTTCGCATAATGCCAGATAAGACTGACGAGGAAGGCCGTCCAAGCAGGACATACATTGGCAGGGATGCTACTGTATGTGTGAATCCCGAGAATGGAATTATAACAACAGGCTGGAAAACCGGTTCAAGGTATCGAAAGAAGTATGGAGGTGAAGGCAATGGTCAATGACGCCCAGAAGCAGTTTATCCACGATAAGTTTGGTTTGAATTGCGATTATTCGAACATGACGGATGATGAATACTTCAAGTTGCACGACACCGTTGCAGAATACCTTCAGACAAAAGGACTTGGCCCGGATTACGAGCCTACGCCTGATGGTCGGATGTGCGAAGAAATCTTAGATGCTATCGCTGATCTTTGATTCTTCGCATAATTGAATCATCAATCATTGCACAGCAGTTCGCGAAAGCGGGCTGCTTTTTTCGTGCCCGAAATGAGGTGACGCGATGGCATACCCGAAGCTGCCTGATCCCCTGCCTCCGCTGAACTCGCCGGAATACGTGAAGCTGGCGCGTGAGGTGGCGCACAAGATGGGTGCCGACAAGAAAGCCCCGCGCACCTACATCATCGCCGAGCGCAGGAAAGCGGAGCGGAAGTATCAGCGCCTGATCAACAGCATCCTGAAGAAAGCGGAATCGGAAGCGGCGAAGCTGGTCAATCCCACGCCGGAGGCCATCATCCGCATCTTCAATCAGATCGCGGCCTCGCCGCAGTTTGAGGCGATGTGCATTGAAGCGGCGCGCCAGACGGTGACGATGCTCTCGGTTGGCATGCATCGTTCGTGGAGGGCCGCTGCCGCCGCATCCAGTCAGGGCCGCAAGGTGTACAAGGCCCTGCTGCAGGAGACCACGAACACCGCCCTGGGACAGTCGATCAGCGCCATCGTTCAGGAGAACGCCAAGCTGATCAAGACCTGTCCCCGCGACATGGCGAAGCGCTTCTCCGAGCTGGCGCGGAAGCGCGAGTTCGAGGGCGTCCGTCCGGACCATATCACCAAGGAGATCATGCGGGAGGCCACGCACCTTCGCGAGTTCGAGGCGCGGCGCATCGCCCGCACCGAATCGGCGAAGGCTTCCACGGCTCTGGTGCAGTCGAGGGCCGAGGCGCTGCACCTGGACTTCTATATCTGGCATACGGCGAAGGACCAGCGCGTTCGCGCCCAGCATGAGATGATGCAGGGCGTGATCTGCCGGTGGAGCGATCCGCCCGACCCGGAGGCGATGGCCGGGGAGAAATCCTATGGGCGCTACCATCCCGGCGGCATCTTCAACTGCCGCTGCATCGCGCTCCCGATCATCGCGCTTGAGGATATCAAGTTCCCGGCGAAGGTGCATATCTCCGGACACATCGAAACGATCAACTCCCTCGCCAAGTTCAAAGAGCGATTTGGCATTGCGGCGTAGGAAAGGAGGTTTCCAGACGATGAGAGGCAAACCCAAAGAGAATATTGACCAGACCGTGGAAACGGCTGGAGAGGCCGTTGCAACGGGCAGGAAAGGCACCGCAACGACCTACGATGTGAAGCCCACGGAAACGGTGAGCATTGTCGCGAACAATCGCACCATTTTCCTGGGCAAGGGCATCGTGCGCATCACGGTGGAGTGAGGTGAACCGGCATGAGAGCTTATTACGGCTCCCGGCTGAGCCCGAACCAGACGATGACGCCGGAGGGCTTCCTGGTTTGCCTGAATGTGCCCATCGCCCGAACTGGCGTGCAGACCTACCTACGCCGTGAGCTGGGCCTGACGGATGACCCGGAAGGCCTGGTCGATGTCATTCGCACCGAGGACGAGGTGTTTTCCACCGCGACGATTGCCAGCTTCGAGGGCAAGCCCGCGACGGAGGATCACCCGCCCATGGAGGTGACGCCCGACAACATCACGGCCTATGACAAGGGCCATGTCCAGAACGTTCACCGAGGCACAGGCGATGAAAGCGATCTGCTCATCGCCGATCTTTATATCACGTCGCCGCCGCTGATCGAAGCGATTCAGAGCGGTCGGCTGCGCGAAGTTTCCTGCGGCTATGACTGCGAGTACCGACAGGACGAGCAGGGCCGCCTGTATCAATGCGGCATACGCGGGAACCATGTGGCGGTTGTATCGGCCGGCCGCGCGGGTTCCCGCGTTGCTATAAAGGATTCCGAGCTGGAATCCAACACAACCATAGAAAGGGGCAAACCGAAAATGGCTAAGAAATCCAACTCCCTGCTCAGCCGCATGTTCGCAGGCTGGGCCAAGGACGCCGACCCTCAGGAAATCGCGGATGCGTTTGAGGAGATCGCCGGCAACTCTGACACCGAGCCCGAAGCCGCTCCTGCCCCCGCTGCCTCCGATTGCGGCGCGGGCGAGAACAAGGATGGCGGCGCGGAAGTGCTGCAGCAGCTCATGGCCGCTGTCGCCGCTCTGACCCAGAAGGTCGATGCGCTGACCGCCGCGGCCGCGCACGACGAGGAACCCGCCCCCACGCCCTCTGCCGATGAGGACGAGCTGACCAAGCTGGAGGGCGAGATCAAGAACGATCCCGGTTCCCTGGAGGATCAGGAGGAATCCCACACCGTCCCCGCCGACGAGCTGCCTGAGCAGACCGACAGCGAGGAAGAGGTGACCGACGAGGACGGCCCCACCGCTCCTGTCGCTTCCCTGCCTGAGAATCCCATCCCCGGCGCCGACAGGGCCGCCGTGCTGGCCGCGATCCGCGCGGTCAAGCCGATCATCGCCCAGCTCCCCGCCGAGAAGCGCAAGGCCGCTTCTGATGCTGCCGCCAAGCAGATTCGCATGGCGATGGGCAAGAGCGCCACGGCGCGCACCAACGGCTATGCCGCGATCAACCAGGTCATGCGCCAGAAGGCCAAGGCGAAGGATTCCAAGGCCAAGATCGACAATGGCGAGATTGGCCGCAACATCATGGCCTCCCGTAATCCCCATTACAAGAAGGCCTAAGAAGAAGGAGGTACAGAACTATGGCTGGCAAGGCTTATGGCAAGTCTCTTCCCTTTGGCTTCCGTGGCGCTGTGTCCCGGCAGCCTGACACTCTGATTCAGCCCTACACCAACGTGGGCGACGCCAACATTCAGTTTGGCGCTCCGGTCGTGTTCGATGCGACCAACGGTGGCGTGCGCGCGCTGGCGACCGGCGACGCTGCCACCGACATCATCGGTCTGGCGGTTCGCCGCGTGGGTCAGCCCTATGTGGACAGCCCCCAGGGCTGGTACTATAAGAAGGGTGACACCGTGGACGTGCTGGTGCGCGGCTCCATGACCGTGGAGCTCAAGGCCGTCACCGGCATCGCTGCCCGTGGTCAGGTGTACGCGATCGCCGCCACCGGCGAGCTGACCAGCGTCGCCACCAACAATCTTGCGGTGCCGAACACCAAGTTTGCCACCGGCAAGTACGACAGCAACAACATCGCCGAGGTCACGATCCTCGAGCGGTCCATGTAAGGGAGGGTCACGACAATGGCTAAGAAACTTCAGTATCCCGTCTCCCGCGTGCCTGTCAATGACGGCGTGCCGGGCAGCATGATGATGGACGCGGCGTCCGTCAGCGGTGGTCTGGCTTTCCTTGTCGGTGAGCTGGAAAAGCGCGACGAAAAGCTGCATGAACCCCTGACTTCCATCACCTGGCCGCGCGATATGCCGGTGAAGACCGGCGGCGGCTGGGTTGACAGCGTGTCCGTGATGGACGTCTCCTACGCCTCCGGCGAGGGCTCCAATGACGGTCTGATCGGCAACGAGTCCAACGATCTGCCCATGATCCAGGCCGACATCGGCAAGGACACCTACAAGGTGTTCCAGTGGGGCCACATCGTCTCCGTGCCGCTGATCGACCAGCAGAAGCTGCAGAAGATCGGCCGCAGCCTGGATGACATCCTGAATCGCGGCCTGCACCTGCTCCACGATAAGATGCTGGACAAGAACGTCTACACCGGCATCGCCAAGGCCGGTTCCTACGGCCTGGTCAACGATCCGCAGATTTCCACCGTGTCCGCGGCGCCCCACACTACCGGCGGCTCTGATACCGAGTGGGACAACAAGACCCCCGATGAGATTCTGGCTGATGTGAACCGTGCGCTGCTGGCCACCTGGCAGGCATCCGAGTACGATCTGTCCGGCATGGCGAATCACATCCTGATTCCCCCGAAGCAGTACACCAAGCTGGTTTCCACCAAGGTCGGCGTGACCGGCGACAAGTCCATCCTGCAGTTCCTGCTGGAGAACAACCTCGGCAGGAATCAGGACAACGACCTGTTCATCGGTCCGTCTGTCTGGTGTGAAGGCGCGGGCACCGGCGGCAAGGACCGCATGGTCGCCTACTGCAACAACGAGGATCGCGTCCGCTTCGACATCACCGTGCCGCTGCAGCGCCTCCTGACCCAGGCCAGCGCCGAGCACCTGGCCTACCTGACGCCCTACGTCACCCAGTTCTCCGAGCTGCAGTGGCCGTACCGTCAGCATGCCATGTACATGGACGGCATCTAATCTGCGTCTTTCCTGAAAAGGTGCAGGAACACCGGCCCCGGTCTTTGCAATGCGTGTGAAGACTGGGGCTTTTTTCATTTTTGGATTGGAGGAAAGAATCATGATTCGCGCTCTCTGTAAGAACCAGACCTTCATGCTCACCGCTCTGGATGGTTCCACCATGTTCACGAAGCCCAACGACGTGAACGAGATCGAGGAGAAGTTCACCGTCGACCCGACCTATAAGATGGCCGTGGCAGCCGGTGCGCTGGAGCCCTTCAAGACTGACAAGCAGGCCCAGAAGAAGGCCGACGAGGGCAACAAGGCCAACGCCCAGACCAACACCAACGACAAAGCGAATGATGCCAAGTGATCGACATCACTCCGCAGACGGCTTTCGCCGTAGCCTCGAATATCGTTGACGGCGAGAACCCGCCCTATACCTGCGCGGACTTCCGGGCAATCATGCCCGCGTTTTCCGAGGAAATCATTCCCGACGAGATTCTGCAGCACTTCATCGACATGGCCAACGCCGTGGTGAAGGAAGCGCGCTGGCTGGCCCTCTGGAAGGAGGGTATGCGCCTGTACATCGCCCATTTCGTAACGCTGTACCTGGAAACGCCGCAGGACGGCGCGACCCGGCAGCAGCTTCTGAACGGCGGCAAGATTCAGGGCAACAAGACCAGCAAGACCGTCGGGCAGGTGTCTGTTGGCTATGATGCCGGCAGCCAGGCAACGAGCGACCTTGAAGGCTGGGCAGCGTGGAAGCTGACCACCTACGGTGTTCAGTTCGCCACCTATGCCAAGCTGATCGGGATGGGCAGCATGTATGTGAGGTGATCCCATGCCGATGTATGTCAAGGTCGAAGGCAAGGGGCTGGATTCGCTCAAAGATGCGATTTCCTTTCTCAAGTCCAATCGCGTGCTGATTGGTATTCCCCAGGCCAATTCCAGCTCCCGGGGCGAGATCACCAACGTGGAGCTGGCCTTCATCCACACCATGGGCAGCCCGGTCAACCGCATTCCCCCGAGGCCGTTTCTGGAGCCAGGGGTTGAGGAAGCAAAAGACCAGATCGCCGGCTGCATGAAAACAGCAGTTGAAGCTGCTGTTAAAGGCGAAACCGGCGCAGCCATGGACGAGCTGGAAAAGGCCGGTCTGTACGGCGAGAACGCCGTCAAGAGCTACATCGGCGGCGGGCACCATGCGCCCAATGCGGGAATCACCATTGAAGGCGGCTGGATGCGTAATCGCGTTTCGGGCAAACCCGTTTTTGTGAAGGGCAAGCATTCCGATGTTCCGCTGATTGACACCGGCAGCCTGCGCAGTTCTATAACCCATGTGATCGAAGGGAAGTGATCTGAATGTCTCTGTCTCCTGACGTGACCGAGCTGCTCGTCGACCCTGATCTGGGCGCACAGGAATTCACCGTGCGACGAAGGAAGGGCAAGTGGCAGGGAGGCCGCATGGAAGTATCCGAGGATAAGACCTTCACGGCCATCGGTATCATCCAGCCCACATCCTCGGAAGAGCTTCAGTTCTTCCCGGAGGGTGAGAGGCGCAAGGGCATGATCACCATCTACACTCAGCAGCTGCTCCACCTGACCGAAGGCGAGGATATCACCGACGATGTGACCTGGCAGGGCGAAGCCTACAAGGTCATCCGCGTGGATCGTTGGCAGGACTACGGCTACTGTGTGGCCTATGCCCAGAAGAGGTGACGGCCATGACGCAGCGACAGCTTGAAGACCTGTTCTGGCGGGCGACGGTGATGTGCCTGGGGCTTGACCCGGACAGCACGGACGAGGCCGTCCAAAAGCGCGTCCGCATAAGCTGGCCATCCGGAGAAACCGGCAGCACCAACTGGCTGCGCGACGAGAACACCGTGTTCCTCCGCATCTCGCCCGGCCTCGATACTTATGGCGACCTGCACGAGGTCGATCATGCCTACGACAGCGCATCCGACCAGCTCAAGGAAGTCGTGCGCTACCACCGCTGCCACCAGATCAATTGGGTGTGCTATGGACCTGATTCTGATGATGACGCCGATGCCATCAGAATCGGCATCCTCCGGGACGCTGTTCATTCATTCCTGAAAAAGCATTTGGTGGCCGTCAAGCCCCACATCAGGGAACCTATTCGCATGGACGAGCAGGATGAAAGCGGCGAATGGTGGAAGCGTTGCGATCTCACCTGCGAATGCTACGAGCTCGTCACCCGCGAATACGACATCGGCTATATTGCCGAACCCCCTGATCTTTTCATCAACTCTGACTGAGGAGGTTATGTACCATGTCCAAGTTGAGGATTGACGATGTTGTTCAGGTCAGTGTCTCCACGTCCGGCCCGGTAACGCCCCGCGACGCTTTCGACACCGGCTTGATCATCGGCAAGTCGAACCACATCACTGTCACCGATCGCGTGAAGATTTACAGCAGCCTTGAATCCATGCTGGATGATGGCTTCGCTGCCACCGATCCCGAATACCTGGCCGCCACCCTTTATTTCGGTCAGGAGCCCCGTCCGCAGAAGGTTGTCATTGGCCGCTGCGGTGAGGACGAGGAGTGGCCGGCGGCCATCACCGCCTGCAAGCAGCGCTCCGGCGCGTGGTACGCCTGCTACGTTGCTTCTTCCACGGCGCTGACCAAGGCCCAGCATCAGGCCATCGCGGCCTACATCCAGACCATTATCGCGGCCTATTTCTACGACAGCCATACGGCTGACGACCTGGATTCCTCCAAGAACACCGACGTCTTCTCCACGCTCAAGGGTCTGTCCTATAAGCGCTCCATCGGCATCTACTCCGGTACGAGTTATGCCGGCGCGGCGCTGATGGGCTTCGCCATGGGCGCGAATGACGGCACGCCCGGCAGCGCTTATACGCTGTTCGGCAAGACCCTGGCCGGTGTCACCCCGGACGATCTCTCTGAGACGGACGTTGCGGCGCTGACCGGCAAGAACGCCAACTACTACATCACGCGCGGCTCCTCCTACAATCTGGTGGAGCATGGCGTGACCGCCGATGGCACCTGGTTCGACGAGATGATCGGTCTGGATCAGCTCGCCAACGACCTGCAGATTTCCTGCATGGACGTGCTCACCAAGACCAAGACCAAGGTCCCCTATACCGATCAGGGCACCATGCGCTTCGTGCTGGCGTGCAATGACGCCTGCTACAACGCCGCCCGCCGCGGCTTCATCGGCCCCGGCGTGTGGAAGCTGGACAGCGTGCTCGATCTGGAAAAGGGCGACACGCTGGAGAGCGGCTATATGTGCCAGGCCTCTCCTGTCGCGGACGAGCCGCTGGCCAATCGCGGCCTGCGCATCTGCCCGCCCATCTACGTGTGCGTCATCCTGACGGGCGCGATCCACTCCGTGGCGATCAAGGTCATCGTCGAGTAAGGAGGTAAACGACCATGAAGACGACTACTTACAGCTTTGCCGACGTTTCCCTCATCCTGTCCCACCCTGCGGTGGGGCAGTTCACCTTTACCGGCGAGGGCGTCGGCTCCTGCTCCGTTTCCCGTTCCAACGATGTGACGCAGCACGATCTGGCCGCTGACGGCTCCGTCATGGTGTCGAAGATTCTGGCCAAGAACGGCACGCTGACCATCAACATCCAGCAGACCAGCGAGGGCCACAAGTTCCTCAAGCGCTGGGTGTCCTACATCACCAACGCCGCGACGAGCGAGTGGGCGCGTGCTTCTGCCGTGCTCCGCAATCCGGCGCTGGGCGAGACCATCAGCATGAATGGCGTGTCTCCTCAGAAGCGCGCCGACGTGTCGTATCAGTCCGCAGGCCAGCAGGTTGCCTGGTCTCTGATGTGCGCTGAGATCGACGGGTAATCAATAAGGGTGTGCCGTGTATGCG